CAATGGAAGTGCCATAGACAGTGTAGTTGTGATAATTATATCTAGGATCTTCTGCTATACTTTTTATCACTTCGCATGCCTTTAGTTGTTTTGGTGTATAGTCTTTGGCTTCTGTATGATATTTGAAAGTTTCATTTGGTTTTACCATAAGTCTAAAACCCTGCCATTACCTGCTATAATTGCAAAACATGTTATAACATGTAATACAATCCAAAAGGTACGAAAAGCCAGAGCCTTCTTTACATCTGTTTGTGTAATTGGAAGGAACTCTGGCTTGTCATCATCATTAACACCAACGGGCATACCAACAGTTCTAGCCCAAAGTTTAAGCCATCGCCGTTGTCCGCTCATTACATTGCGTTCTTTTTTTCTTGGATTTCTGCTCTACGGCCTTTGGTAAGTTTACCTAAGTCACCTAGTGCTTTACGTGCTCTTGTTGCGGCCGCTTTAACACCTTTATCATCAAATGTTTCTGCTTCTGCAAGATAGTTATTAAATGCTTGCACGATCTGTTCATGTATAGTCATGTTTTTCTCCTATGGTTATTATAGTGCAATGCCAGTAGTCTTTTCGATATACTGCTTGGCAATTCCACTTTCAGTTTTTGCAATACAGGCAACTGATGTTGCCATTAGATTAAATTTACCGTCTGGTGTTACACTAAACATGAAAGGTGCTAGACCTAATCCTTGTTGTTGTGCAATAATCACCATTGGTTTTAAAAGTGTATAAGATTTGTCAGACTCTGCATCAAGTCTTGCAACAATTTCTTCTCCACTACTGAGTTTGAAAGACAAGGTATCCCCTACCTTGTATGGTGCTTCTATTAACATATATTATCCGTGTCCTGTTCCGTTATAACCAGTGTCGTCTATGTATTCGACAAACTGTTCATAACCACCTACGTTTTTTCCATATACCTTGATTTGTGGAAACGTTCTTGCTCCTGGAAACTCAGACAAGACAACTTCTCTGTCAAAATCTTTTCCAAGTTCTTTATAGACAAAATCAAACTTTCTTGATTCGCATAAAGCCTTTGCTCTATTGCATGAAGGACAAGCAGGCTTACCCCAAATTTCTATACTCATAAACTGAATCCTTTAAGTGCATCCTTGTCTACGTCTTGTTTAATTCCACCAATAATATAAGATTCAACTTCAGTTTCCTGAGGAGCAACTTGTAATCCTGATGAACTTAACCAATGTTGTGTCCAAGGTAATGGGTTAGTGTTAACTGGTGCATCAAATATAGTATTCATTCCCAGTGCCTTTAATCGACGGTTTGCAATGTATTCTACATACTGATGTAGTAGTGTGGCGTTTAAACCAATCATACTTCCGTCTTTGAACAAGTATTCAGCCCAGTCTTTTTCTTCCGCAACGCACTCACGCCATAGTTCATAAACATCTTCTTCGCACTCTTTTGCAACCTTAGCCATTTCTGGATCGTCTTTGCCTTGTGCCCACAACTTTAAGATGTGAGTACTAAGTGCTAAATGTTGTGCTTCATCTCTAGCAATAAGTGAAATAATCTTTGCACTACCTTCCATTAGTTTTAATTCTCCAAAACCAAAGGTACAAGCAAATGATACATAGAAACGTAAACCTTCAAGAATGTTTACAGTTTGCATTGCCATGTAAAGTTTTTTCTTTACATCACGCATATTGCCTTCGCCACGATGTTGAAACGCATCTACTGCTTCATTAAACGCATCGTAATGTTTAGTAACACTCGTTGCTCTTGCAATAATTTTTTCATCATCTAAGATAGTATCAAACACTTCTGCTGGATCAGCATAAACATTTTTCATAATGTGTGTATAACTACGACTATGAATTGTTTCGAAAAAGTCCCAAGTAACAATACAACCTTCTAGTTCAGGTAATGATACATGCGGCAAAAATGCCAAACATGGTCCACGTCCTTGAACTGAATCAAGTAATGTTTGATACTTTAGGTTAGCAGTAAAAATATGTTTCTGCTCTGGTCGAAAGTTAGCAAAGTCCGCTCTATCTTTTTGTAGACTTACTTCTTCAGGTCTCCAAAAATAACCCAACATAGTTTGATTAAGTTTATCGAACACAGGGAATTTGAATATATCATATCTCTGTGTGTTCTGATCTGCACCAAAGAACATGTTCTGTTTGGTGAAGTCTACTTTTTCTTTGTTAAAGACAGTCTTTGCCATTTGCTTTCCTCTTTTACTTCTTCTATATAACTATACACTGAATTCACGGAGATGTCAACCTAAATTGCACATGCATCGCAATATTCTTCGTATTCTTCATCAGATCCGTTGAACTCTGTACGTTCAACTGGTCCCTCTTTTACATTGTCGTGCCAACCAACTGGATGTGATGGCTCGTCAATTAACTCGCTTGGATCGGTTTTGTAATCATATGTATTTTGATAGTATGATGTCTTCCATCCCAACTTGTAGGTATTTAGCAGGTCTTGTATCATCTGACTCATTGGAACTTCATTATTTTCAAAATGAGTTGGATTGTATGACCAATTACCGCTTATTGCTTGATCAAAAAACTTCTGCATCACTGCTACTATTTTGATATACCCTTCGTTGCTTGGCATATCCCATAACAACGTGTAATAATTTTTTAAACTTTGGTACTGCGGAACAATCTGCTTAAGAGGCCCTTTTTTGCTTTTCTTAACGGACAAGTATCCTCTAGGAGGCTCAATTCCATTGGTAGCGTTCGACACAACGGAACTGCTCTCCGAAGGCATTTGTGCAGACAATGTGCTGTGCCTAAGGCCGTGGGCTCGTATATCATTGCGTAAACTATCCCAATCATAATTTAATTTTACCTTAACTACGTCATCAACTTCTTTCTTGTATGTATCAATAGGAAGTATGCCGTCGCTATATTTAGTGCGTTTAAAATACTCACATGCACCACGCTCTTCAGCAAGTGTATTGCTTGCTTTCAACAAATAGTATTGGAACGCTTCAGTAAGTTCGTGTACAAGTTTCCATGCTTTAGGATCATCATACTTTACTTTGTTCTTTGCGAGATAATGTGCAAGTCCAATGTACCCTACTCCTAGTGAACGTCTTGCTTTTGTACTAATCTCTGCCGCCTTAATTGGATAACGTTGATAATCTATAATTTCTTCTAGTGCTCTAACTGCTAAGTCACATAGTTCATCTAAGTCCCTTAGGTCTTTAATTACTCCAACATTGATTGCACTTAAAATGCATAACGCAATTTCACCTTCAGGGTCATCAATGTGTTCTAGTGGTTTAGTTGGTAACGTAATCTCTTGGCACAAGTTACTCATATAGACTTTGTCTTTGAATGAACTGTGTGTATTACAGTGATCAACATTCATAATATAGATACGCCCTGTTTCTGCACGTTCTTTAATTAGTGCAGAGAACAAGTCCATTGCTGATATCTTTTTCTTTTTAACACTAGTTGCACGTTCGTACTTTTCGTACATCTCTTTAAACTCGTCAGCGTCACCAAAGTATGCTTCATACAAGCCTGGCACATCGTGTGGCGAGAAAAGAGTTATGTCTTGTCCGGCTAATAGTCTTTCATACATTGTTTTATTAAGTTGAATTGAATAATCTAACTTACGTACTCTGTTGTCTTCAGTACCTTTGTTGTTCTTTAGTACAAGGATGTCTTCAATCTCTTGATGCCAAAACGGGAAGTGTGTAGTTGCACTGCCGCCACGCACACCATTTTGTGTACAACATCTTACAGTTGCTTCAAACTTTTTAAGGAATGGAATGATACCTGTATGTGCTACTTCTCCGCCTCTAATTTTTGCATTGACGCCTCGAATGCGTCCTGCATTGATTCCAATTCCTGCTCTTTGTGCAGTGTATCTACCAATCGACATATCGCTTGCGAAGATACTATCAAGGGTATCGTCACTGTCAACAAGGACACACGAAGCAAACTGTCTAACAGGTGTTCTGACACCCGCCATGACTGGCGTTGGGATATTGATTTTAAAAAGTGAGGTCGCATCGTAATATCTCCTTACATAATACATTCTATCTTCTTTAGGATATTGTGCAAACAATGTTGCCGCTATCATCATATACATGAATTGGGGAGTCTCAAAAATTTCACCTGATGAACGATCCTGGCATAGGTATTTGTCTACAACCTGACGCAAACCTGCGTAGGTAAAGTTCTCATCACGCTTGTGACGAATGTAACTGTCTAATGATTCAATTTCATCTATTGTATATGATTCAAATATAGCAGGGTCGTAAACACCACGCTCTATATTTTTTTCTATCATCTCTTTGAACGGAATATTTTTGTATTCACCAAATACCATTTTGTTTACACTGTAACTTAATAAACGTGCCGCGGCATATTGATAGTTAGGTGCTTCTAATGTAATCAAATCATTTGCACTTCTAATTAAAATTTCTTGGATTTCGTTTGTACTCATGCCATCGTAAAACTGTAAGTTAGCATTCATTTCAATTTGACTAGCACTTACTCCTGCTAGTCCTTCACAGGCATGCATTACTACCTTGTGTATTTTTTCTATGTTAAGTGGTTCTTTTTTACCTGTTCTTTTTACGATCATGGTACCGTTTGTCATCTGTGTCTCTCCGTTCTCTTTTCTTTTCGTTTCGTGTGGTATTTAGTTAAGGGGTGGCATGTGATGTATCTCTTGCGGTTCTAATGTTTTTAGTGCTTGATCTACATGTACATGCGTTGAATAGTTAAATCCTAACACTCTATCACCTACCACAAGCAAATAGTAATGTTCTGATTTTTGTGAATTTATACCAATATGTATCTCGAATTTCTCACCTGAAAAACGGTCTGTTAACTGTAAAGAATAGCACATTCCTAGTACTCTACAAAAGTCACAGTACATATTTTCGTTAATTAATTCCCAGGGATTAGGCCAAGTACTTGGCGTGTACGGATCTGTTTGAAGAGATGCCGTTGGAATCTTGTTGTAATAATTAATTACATCTTGCAAAGGATCTTTAGAGTCTTCTAGTCCTGCTCTAAATGCTGACCATTCAGAGAGCCTTTGCTCATAATTTAAATCATTCATTTATTACCGTTTTGATCTTACGTGGAACTTGAACGTCCCAGCGTCTGTTGCTGTTGCATTACTTACTTTAAGTTCTACTGTATCCTTTGTTGCATCTGCATTTTCATCAACTAAGTTTGCAGTAATTTCAAAGTTAGTAATAAGACCTGAGGAGCCTGTAAAGTTAAACTCGTCTCTTAAAATTATATTATCGTTGTCATAATCAACACTTACATAGATAATACCGCTACGGTGTGCTTGGTATGCTGTACTGTGATAAACATAATCAATTTCATAATTTGTATTTGCATCACCTGGCAACCTAAAATATCTATTTGCTACTGCTTGGAATACAACTTCTAAACTTGATGTTCCGTTCATATCAAATTGACAACTACCTTCAATGATTGGTGTAAACTTTTGATTTACAATATACTGTTGTTCAAAACTAAGTGCTTCAAAACGTTTGAAGAAATCATTTGAACTTGTGTTTCCTGTTTTGTCAAACTTCATTACTGCATGAGCACTACTTGCTTCTGTACCATTGTTGTTACCTACACTATTAAATGTATTACCTACACTTGCATTGGCTGTGCCTTCTTTGACCCAAATAGCATTTCTTGCTATTTCATCGAATACACTGTTTTGTACTTTTGTACCTGTTGGTCCTGCGTCTTGTCCTAGTTGTCCTAAAACTGTACCTTCACCAAGTACAATTCCGTATGCTGAAGTATCAAATTTACTATTTTTAATTAATGTATCATTAATATTAAAATCACTGTAGATACCATAAGTCCAGTTTTTCATTGTTACATCAACAAATGTGTTGTTGTTACTCATAACTGCGGCACTGTCGCCAACAAGACTAAATGCTTTTTGGGTAGACGGAGCATCACCTGATTGCCAGTTCCCTACAACTTTTAGATCGCTAAATTTACTATCTCTTACACTATGCATATCAAACATTGTACCTGCTACACTTTGATTAATAGTCATACCATGTATAGTAATATCTTTTGCTTGATTAATAAAACTGTTAGTTGAAACTGCGGCATATGATCCCGGTGTACTTTCTCCATTTACAAATGTAAATGCTTCAGCGGCACTAGTATTAATAATTGTTTTGTCTATTCCTGATCCAATAATAGTAGCATATGGAGATAAATTTATTTTTGCAGTAAGTTTATATGTACCAGGAGCAAGTACTAATTCAACTCTGCTTGACGGATTAGTTTTGTTTGTATTAATATAAAGTTGATCAATGGCTCTTTGAAATGCTACTGTATCATCTGTAACACCGTCGCCAGTCATACCAAAGTCAGCACCATACACTGTATCATCTAACCTTGATTGTAAACTTCTTTGTATTGGTTGTGTTGAACTTGGTCCAGTTGTTATTCCACTATCATTCCTGTATGTGTACTGTCCTGCAAGTTGAAAAATGCTATCATGTTCTGTAAGAATTTTTGTGTTACCTACCGCAGGAGCACCTTCGCTTACACTACCGTTACCTACGTAAAATTCTTGACTATCAATTGCCCATCCAAGTTCTCCAGAAGCAAGTTGTGGTAAGTTATCCACACCTTTTTTACCTCTTCTAACTTGTATACGACTGATTTGTACTACTGCCATATTCGTCTCCTATTATACATATTTAGCCGTGTTTCTCATAATATGCATAAACCCTATTCCACCATTCTTGTTCCCACTCTTTAAACTCATGCGGCCATAGGTCAAATTGTTGATATTCACCTGCTCTGCTACACATAAAAATGTGTCCTTCATTTATATTAGTATCATATATTTCGTTGTGTGCAATAGCATAGGCTGTTAACTGTAAAAAATAGTCTTGTACCCATTCTAATTTCTTAGGTTTATTAGTTTGTTTAAAATCCATTATACAAGCATTACCTTTGTATTGTCCTACTAGGTCTGTAGTACCTGCATATAAGTTAGGTACATAAAGAGCAACTTCACTTCCCCATATTTCATTTACATCTTTAAGAGCATTTTCTTTAACTTGTGTAGCCATCATATGTGCTTGTTTTGCATAAGGATTTGAACCGGGTTCTGCCCACGTACCAAACTCCACATAGTCTTCAAGATACTTGTGCATACGTGTACCTACTCCGCTTGCTTCAGTTACAATTTCTTGTGCTTTTTGTTCTCCAACACGTTTCTTCCAAGCAATTAAATGCGTCTTATCTTTAGTGCTATCTAGAATACTAGTAACACTTGCCACTGCTTTTCCATCAGGGGTAAGATACTTACGTTTACCGTTTATACTTTTTCTTTCGATTGTTTTGTAATTAAACTTATTGGTTATCAGCGTCATCAAACCCGTCCCGCATCGTCATATATGGATCACTGTAAAAAGGATCTACGTCACTGTATCCATCTTGGGCTTCTACTGAAACTATCTCTGGCACGTAATGTTTGATCATATTTTCGACGCCCATCTTAAGAGTTATTGTACTACCAGAACAACCTGAACAGGCTCCTTGTAGTTCTAATAACAGATGTCCGTCTTTGTAATTTAAGTATTCAATGTTTCCGCCGTGCTGAGCAACACCTGGCTTAACATGAGATTCAATTAATTGTTTGACTTCTTTGATAATTTCCTCATCAGTTCTTGTCGTCATAAAGTATGCTCCTAATTTAAGTTAATTATACTAGAAGTATTGCCTCTTGTCAACCTAAATCTGTGGCTCTTTTAGCCATTGATGAAACTGTTTGATCAGCACTTGGTTCTTTAGCGTCTTGTGGAATGTCGTCCATTTCACTGCTTTTGAATGTTAATTTGTTCTTGTCGAAGTTTTTGACCATTGCTTTTACTTGCGGATCACCATCGTATGCCGCTTTGAATACATCATAACTGAATTGTGATTTACCAATGTTTTGCATTAGTTTATCCAACTGATCAAATGTAAATGTTTTTTGGTCTTTGTTACTGAGGACGGTTAAGACCTTTTTCAACACTTCCGTGTCGACGTTCTCAGTTACGACTTTTTTCCGGCTAGTAACGTTCCAATCTTACGAGAGCGTGCCACGCTTTCTCTTGTTTCACGTCCTGCTTCTTCTTCGCCACCTGTTGCGGCCGCGTCTGCACCAAAGTCATCTGCCGCTTCACCTGTTTCTGGATCTATTGCTGGCTCTTCTGCATCAACTGTTGGTTCCATTGCTGGATCCTCTGCCGCTGGATCTTCAGCACCCATAGCATCCATAGGCTCACCTTCGCCTGTTACAATGCCTACACCATTTGTTAGTGCTTCACGTGTGCTTTCCATTGCAGTATACATTGCTTCTAGTGCAGGCTTAACTGCATTAGTAAATGCTTCTGATTTTTCTACACCCATTTCGTCTCTGATAGCATCTGCAAGTTCTAACATTGACTCTGTTTGCATTTCTGCTGTGTCTTCCATCCAACCTGTAACTCTATCTACCATGTCTTTGGAAGCCATAACTAATTCTGCGTTATCTTCTGCACCTTCTTTGATAACTGATTCTTTCATTTCCGCTTTGCAATCTGCACACATCTTTTTAAGTTTGTCTTGATCACAATCTGGAAACTTTTTACAAATTTCTGCAACACTCATTCCATCTTTACAGCATTTCATTACTTCTGCTTTGGATGGCATTTTTTCTTCTGCTTCAACTACTGGGGGAACTTCTTTAATTGCTTGATTTAAAACATCTAAAAACAATTTAGACTTTTGGTAACTTTCACTTTTTACTGAATCAAAACTTTCATTTGTTTCGATGTCTTTCAACATAGTACGCACTTTGTTACGTGCATCTTCTAGTTGTGGTAATGTAAATTTAGATATGTCAATTTTTGTACCATATCTCTTCGCTAGACTCTCATTGAGTGTTGCGGCTGTAATCGGTGTTTTTATTTCTCTAATGTTCATTGTTCACTTCCTTGCAGAATTTGTTATAGTTATTTATCATTCTAATTGTATATGTAGTCCTCAAGACGACTTCTACCCTTATCGATCTTGGTTGTTGCAATCTCTAGCCTACATTCTAGCACTTCTTTACGCAATTCATCATCGCTTTTCTTGTAACTATGCTGGAAAAACACTGCATCATTGTAATTTTTTTCTATTTCATGGTCAATACGCATCACTTCGTCAACTACATTTTGTCCTTCAGCATGTTTTTTAGCAATAGCAACTGCGGCAGTTTTACAAAAAGTATTGGCTACTTGCTTTTTGTCCTTCATATCAAATACAAAATTGCCGTTCTTGCTTGTGCGTATTACAGCATTACCTATGCGAACGCTATTTCCTTTTACATAAGGAAATGGCACATTTTCTAAGCCTTGCTCAATTAAGGCTGTTAGTTCACTTATCGATGGTTTCTTCATTCGCAACTACCAGAATATTACCGTTATTATACACTTTACTTACTAAACTCTTACGTATAAGACCCTCTAGAATGAACTGTTCTCTTTCATCAAAACTTTCTAGTGGTATTACACCCTTTAATGATTTAAGCAATGTTGCTTCTTCATTAGTCATAGCGATAGTAAACTGTTTTATTAACTCGTTTAGTTTCATTTCATACTCTGTAATTGCTTCTTCAGCATATTAAGTTCGGCTTTTTTAGCCTTAATTTGTTTTTGTGCAACGTCCTTCTGCATTTTCTGCATTTTACGTTGCTGTGCTTGTGCTTTTGGATCAGTAGGTTCTGCACCTGGTTGATCAGCGGCCGCTTGGGCCTGTTTTGGTCCAGGTCCAGGTACTATACCTGTCGCTGGTGTGTCTACCGGAGTTCCCGTGTCCCCTTGTGGTAGGTTGTCTGTGTTAAACTCTTCTGGATCTTTTCCATATGGGTTGCCGCCTGCTCCACCTTTACCACCTATCATACTTCCTAATGCTCCTGCGGCCGCCAAGCCTAATCCTATACCTCCAAGTTTTCTTAGCCTTGAACCGCCACCTGGTGCTTTTTTAGGTTTAGGTACTGTTGCTGTTTTAGGTGCTATTCTTGGTTTAGGTTGTGTTTTTGGTTGTCCTGGTCTTGCTTTTGGTGCAGTGCCTGGTTGTGGCTGTCCTGGCCTTGCAGGTGTTTGTTGTGGCTTTGGAGCAGTTGTACTTGCTGGTGGCTTAGGTGCCGCTGTGCTAGGTGCTGGTGCTCCTGGTTGTTTGGGTGCCGCTGTTGCTCCTGGATTAGTTACTGCTGGATTGTTTACTCTTGGTTTTGGTGGTTGAGTTCTTATTTTAGGTGCAGTACCTGGCTTTGGTGTTTGTAATCGTGGTGCTTGTCCCGACTTTGGTGATGTACTTGCTGGTGGCAGTTTAGGACTTGTGCCACTTGTTGGTGGTACTCCTGGTTGTTTAGGTGCTTGTGGATTTATTCTAGGTGGTGTACCTGGTGCACCTGGTCTTATTCTAGGTGCTTGTCCTGGCTTTGGTACTTGTAGGGCTGGTGGTTGTTGTACTTGCTTTGGTGGTGCCATTGTACCTGGTTGTGGCTTTGGAGTTGATATGCTTGGTGGTATTGCTGGTTGCTTAGGTGCTGTGGTTGTAACATTTGGTGGAGTTTGTTTTGGACCTGTTCTAGCATTGTTACGTCCGCCACTAGGTTTACCATCACGACTAAATGCATCCTTACCTTTTTTAATTAAGTTTTTTATAATAGGTGTTCCACGCTTGATAATTTCTTGTCCACCTTTGCGTAATAAAGGTACCGCCGCTCTTGCCGCGCCGCCTGCTAGTGCTGGTAGTACAGCCGCGGCAGGAAGTATTTCATCTAACTTTTCACCTTTGTCATTTTTATTGAACTCATCAAATCTCACGACATTTTCCTTTTACCTGCAAAACGCTTCTTTGGTCTAACGTTAATACGTTTCAAACGTTTACTTGCTGGATTGGCTCTTTTAGTTTTTGCTGTCCTAATCTGTAATCTGTTAGGAGTTTTACGTTTTGTTTTCTTAAGTGTGATCTTTGCTTTTTGGTTTACAGGTTTGTTGCATGTTGCCGCTCTAGCAACGATACGTCCTTTTCGCACTCCAGTTGTGCAACGATACTTACGAACTTGTTTACCACCTGAACGACTCCAAATAGTTCTTACTGCTTCATTTTGAACTAGTTCACCATCTGGCATTACTTCCCAACCATCTGGTATAGGTTTACACATTTGATCATCATTGCAAAAATATTCACCATCTTTACAACTATTTTTATCTTCAATTGTGAAAACTTCTCTAAGTAACATTAGCGTCTCGCTTTGTTCATTGCCTTAATTCTTCTACTTACTGGATTAATACGCTTTGTTCTTCTAGACTTTCTTGCAATACGCTTGCCAAGTCTTGCTTGTGTTCGTTTTAATGTATAACGTGCCTTCATATTGATAGGCTTAAAACATGCACTAGGAGCACTTACTATTCTTCCATGTCGAGTGCCACCGGAGCATCTATACTTGCGTACGGCTTTATTACCTCTGCGTCCCCATATTTGTTTTTCTATAATTATTTCGTCAGATACGGGATCAGTAATGATTTCTCTTAAGTTCATACTGTATTTATGTTTAGGAAAGGTTAAGTAAAATAACTACGATTGTAGATAGCAAGCCAGCAACAATAGTTCCGCTTGCACCAATGATTACTTTTGTCATTGATTGTTGGCCTTGAGTGATATCATCGTGAATATGTGAAACTTTTTTCTCAATCTTGTCTAATCTACCTTCAAGACTTTTATATCTTTGTTCGCACAAGTCTACATGTGCTTCTAGGTTTTCACGTTCTAAGGCAGTTGCCATTATTTCTTCTCCATTAGTCCCTTGCTCAAAGGGGTTATTAGTAAACTCTAAGTTAGCCTAATATGCCTGTAGTATGTTTTATGGATTGCCTTATATAGAGTATTTATCATCTTCGACCAGAATCTTAAACAAGATATTACACTTTTTGGAGTCTGATGTACAAAATAATGCCTCTTCTATATTAGCATTTTCATTCAAATTTTTCACTACAGGAACCATATCAAAATCTTCTTGCATCATATCTGTTGAGTGTGATTCGTCTTGTTCAACACTAACTATACAGCGCCATACGTTTAGATTTTTGTTGGCATAATCACTTCCAAATCCTGTTGCTTTTTGCTTCTTAAATATAGGGTCTGAAACTTCTACGTTTGTCCTAAGACCTAGTGTTTGCATCACACTCATATAGTTTTGTTGTTGCCCGTATGCTAGTTTATCTTCACCTCTACGTGCATTTGTCTTTGTGATATCTACTAGGGTAGTTAATTCAAACGTGTTCATGTTAGTACTTATCGGCCACAAAAAAAGGCCCAGTAAAAACTGAGCCTTTTAATGTTAAAGTTATTAAACTTATAACAACTATTAAGTTGCTACAAATCCGTCTAAGTCACGTGCTGTTACTGTTGCACTTGAAAGGTCGACACCGTCTACTGTTCCCATGTTCTGTAAGCGAACTTGCATTGAAGCCGCTGATTGACCATGTCCGTGAACGATCATAAAGATCTTTCCTGCTGTACCAGTTGACTTGTACATTAATGGTGCCATTTCGCCAACGATTTGAGCCAATGCTCCATCGATGCCGTCTTTAGCCGCTAATGATACAATCGCGTCTACTTCTACTGCAATTTGATCTGCTGTGTTGTACTGAACGCCGTGATCACGACCGTCTTGATTTACTCTTGCTACTGCTGACATTTTATTCTCCTATTTTCTCTAATGTCCAATTTCGTTTACTCTAACGAAGTTGTTATATGTATTTACCAAAGAGGAGAAAAAACGCCTATTTACGGCTCATTTTTGCTCTCTGATGCAGTGCTCTTAGGAGATTTATGTATGCAGGACCCGCTTTTACGATATCATCCAGCATTTTAATAGCAGGAACGTAGCCTTGTACAAACTGTCCTGGTACACTTTTACCTTGTTTTGCTAGGTTTAAAAAGTTTTTAGTACGCATTAAGTTATTTGTTCCTACAACATACCTATATAGACTTAAATCACGTGCATTTGTAGTTATATCAGGAACACTTACTGTAGGCTCGTTGTCTTTGACTCTTGCTGTTTCTAAGTCGTTTGTTGCCGCTAGTTTACTTAAATCGTCTACAAGATCACTTGTTCTAAGTTTTGCTCTTGCGGCAATAAGCAATCTAGTTATAGTATCTTGTTTGTCTTTTGTACTAAGGGCTTTGTATCTTGTAAGGTTTCTTCTTACAATTTTATAGTCTGCGTTTCTAATATTTAACGCACCCTCTAACCTGATAAGGAAGGCAGAGGTTTGTGTATATACGCCACCACTTGCAATACTTTTAAGCCATCCATTGAGTTGCATTATAGGCAAGTTAGTTCTTTGCCTCATTGCTTTTGCCGCTCCTGGATCTTTTAATTTGTCCATAGCATCGTTATCGCCATTTACAAAATAAGCAAAGTTGTACAAATCTGTACCACTCATTCTATATGCTTTGAAAGTATCATATCCTGTAGTTCGTTTAGCATATTCATTTGCTGTTCTTCTAAAGAATGCATACTGATTTAGTGCTTCTAATATTAAAACACTTAGATACAATCGTTCGCAACAATCTGTATAGGAAAGGCTTTTTAAATTACCTTCACTACGTGTCAATCTTGCTTCATGTATATCTTTTATGAATGCAAAGGGCTTTTCAATTGGAGTGTCAATACTATGACCACCTTCCATTGTTGCCCATTCAGTTGCTGTGAACTTTTCGGCCATTTAAATTACTTCTTTGCTTCTTGAACTGATTCTTCTTCTGGCTCTTCTGGCTCAGGATCTTTTACACCTGCTCCTGGTTTTACGTCTGCGCCTTTGACTTTAGCAATAATTGCTTTTGCCATTTCAACATCTACGTTTGCATCTTTTAATGCTTCGCCTGGTGTCTTAGGTCCAAATGCTGAACCAAGTTTACCAAATGACGAACCTAGTGCCGCCGCTTTGTTAAACTCTACGTCTTCCCATTCAATGCCACTTCCTGGCTCTAATGCTGAAGCAATCTTTTGCCCCATTCTCACATACGGCATAAGTTTTGGATCTACATCGTATGGTCCTTCTAATAAGTCTGTAATTTTCATTTTGTTTTCCTTATCTTTCTACTGCTCTGTTTGCGGCAGAGAATGTTTTGCGTGGTACTAATTTAATATCGCCCCCAGGATGTGCTAACACATACCCTTCACCACCTGGCTTGTTACCTATTGACTGTTTGACATCTCCGCCTTGACTGTCAAACTGTGCAATGATATTATCTTTTGCTTGCATAATAGCAGTTACAACATTCCACATTGCTTTGAAATGCCCCATATGCTCTTTTATATATGCAAGAACGTTTGCTTTCTTCTTCTCACTGATTTTTGCTGTTTGTAACCATTTAGCAAAGTCTCCACCTAAGTTATCTAATCCTGTATCAACTTTACTGTTTATATAGGCATAAAATAGTTTAGGTAAATCTGTCATTTGTTTTGCTCTTAGACTAGGTTCGTCAAGCATAGCATCTAAGCCTTGTGCATTTTGTTTTACTACTGCTGTTGCTTTGTCTAGTACTGCTGTGTCTGGTTCTACTGGTGCTACAGTTGTTACACTTGGAACTACAAATACTGCACTACCTTGAAATATATCTTTATTTGTAAATGGTCCTTCAGCACCTTCTGAATCAACTTCTCTGTGTATAACAATACCTGTTGTGCTTTTGCCAATACGTTTACCTAAGTCACTCTTTACATCAATGTTATAAGTTACTGTTTGTGGCTTAAAAGTATAGTGTCCGTCTTTCACATCTGGTGTTGTATAATACAACAGATCACCTTTAAAATATCCTCTATGACTTTCTGGTACTGCTTTTTCATATAGACTAAAAATAGTTGCCATCTTATCTGCGAATGCTATGCGACCTGGATCATCTTTGAGTTTACCGCCTGAACGACTAAGCAACTCTTGCTTGATTGCATCTGGACTTTTGGTTCGACCAACTCCGCCTTTTTTTCCAAACCCTGATTTGTCTGTAAATATAAACTCTCCATTTTCATCACGACCAAAAATAAGTGCAGGAGATCCGTCCCATTTAAGTGTAACGTTCTTGTGATCTTCTTTAGCCATATTACGTAATGCTTCTAATGCTCGCATTGCGCCTTTGCTACCTTCCCAAAATACAATATCCTCTGCGTGTTGGATACGTGCATCTGCTTCATAAAGACTTTCGCCTACAAGTTTACCTCTTGCTGGATGTGGAGTTTCGTTACCGCCAGGTTTGCTTTTCTTCTTAATGGCATCTTTGCCTTTAAGTTGTCCTGCCTTACCTTTTTTATATTCTCTAAATTCTACGTAACGCATTCACTATCTCATTTTCTTGTGTTTGTATTTTCTTTTTATTCCAAGCACTGTTTGGATCTGCTTCTTGGCGATCTACAATTTCTTTTGCACTTGGCATTTTTGCTAGAATACTTTCTACTGATCCTAAGTCACCTGCTGTTGCGTTAGGACCTATTAGTTGTTTTGCAATATTTTCTAAGTCATTACTAACAAGTTCATTTGTATCTCTGTTTACTAAACCTTTGTAGGGACTCCATTTAAATCCTTTTTCTTTTGCAAGGTCAGCAATCATAATTTGTTTGTGAATACCTTTGTAAGGCGATCCCTTAGGCAAATCATGAACATGAAACTTGCTTGCAGTCTCTCCATTGTCAACTACCATGATGTCAACTTGCTGTGGAGTATCTCCTACAGTTGTTTTAACATGTACAATTTGTCCTGTCTTTTTAGTTTCAAAGCCTGCTTGTTGAAACATTGTTTCTAATTCTGCTTTTGCAGTTTTAACATCAGGTGATTTAAATTTCTGCATAAGTTTTCCTGCATCTGCTATCATGTCTAAGTCGCCACTCATTTTACCTGGTGTAGGAGTTGCGCCTGATCCAATTGGTAATGCTTTTACACCTGCTTTGGTCATTACACCATTAATTTGTTTCATCATATCTGGAATAATCTTTTGATCAAAGTCTGCTGTGCCTTGGAATATGTTTCCGCCTTCTGTTATAATACTTTCTTTTACATAGTATCGTGCTTTGTCAGGAGTCTTGTTGTACATTAGAGCACCTTGTTTACCTTGTATTGGCTGTGAGCCGTTATTAGGTATCCATAAATCTTTGTCTTTTGAATATTGATATCCAACTTCATTCTGGGTAAACCCTGCTACTGATGGAATATTGTTTGGATTAATTTTATCATTTCTGCTCTGTATTTGCTTGTTTTTAGGATCTGCTTTCTTAGTAACTACCTTTTTCTTTTTTACAATTTTCTTCTTCTTATCAATTGAGGGTTTCTCGTCTGGACCTCTAGTACCAACTACGCCTTGCATAGTTTGTATTGCTTTCATAGGAAAACTACCACGTACCCAATCGTCTGCTTTTTTAACCCAACTATCGTCGTCTTTGCTTACAGTCGTTTTTGTTGTTTTTTTAGGTGCTTCGTTTAGTAGATCAGTTATCTTCATTTTTTGATTCCATTACTTTTGACATTACTCTTTTAAACTTACGTGGATCGCCTGTTCTGATGCTGTTCAAAAACCTACGTTCTAGTTCGTTTGCAGTAGCATCGTCATAAGTTTCTGCAATTCTATTCAAAAGATTTATAGCACTTTCAATGATATTATTGCCTGTTGCTTCTATCAAGTGGTCATTATGCTTACGGGAACGCCCAACTGTATTCAATTCTTGCAATATGCTTCTAGTACGTTTTTTCATTGTTTACTCCGTTACAGTATTTAGCGTTAGAATAAATAGTTTTGTAAACTTAGGAGATGGGCATATGTCAATTAGTAAACTGAATTTCAATGAGCGATCCCTATTATTTGCGAAACTTTCAAGTATTGCTTATAGTAACATAAAAGAAGCAAAAGGTCAAGCGAAGAAATTAGGGTTTACAACCGTGGAATTCTACGATAAAGATGGGGCGCAAGCATATCGTTTTATGAACAAAACAGATATAGTGATTGCATGTCGAGGAACACAACCGACAGAATTTAATGATATAAAGGCAGATTTGAAAGCATTACCTGTAATGGCTGAAACTGTTAGCAGAGTTCATAGGGGATTCAAAGCAGAAGTAGATGAACTATGGCCTATGGTGCAGGAAGACATTCAACGTAAAGCAAATCTAAATAAGAAATTGTGGTTTTGTGGACACAGTTTAGGTGCGGCAATGGCAACTATAATGTCTTCACGTTGTAAACATAATGTTGACTTAAACAATCCTATTGAACTTTATACTTTTGGATCTCCAAGAGTAGGTTGGAGAGGTTACGTTAATAGTCTACACATTTCACATCACAGATGGGTAAACAATAATGATATTGTATGTAGGGTTCCGTTAGCAATAATGGGTTACGTACATCACGGCGAAGAACATTACTTAAATGCTTATGGTAATTATAGAAATCCTACTGCTTGGCAAAGATTTAAAGATCGTTGGCGTGGTATGTGGATAGGAATTAAAAAAGGCAAGATAGATAATTTTGGTGATCACTCTATGGTAGAGTATATCAAACACATATCTAACCTTGACTAATAAGTTCTTCTAATATTTCTAAGCAGGCGTCACTATTATCTGGTGCGCCTTCTTTTATTGCATCTTTAACACAATTACGAGTAAATTCTAAATCAAATCTATAACCGTCTCTATCCATTCCAGTGTTAATTAGATATACATTGCATCCGTTATCATTTATTTTATTCATTAACAATTCGCTGTATACTTTTACTGCCCTTGGCATAAAAGGAGATCCATAGCAAGGACTAAACAATGGCTTGATCTCTTCTGAGCCTGCTTCAGTTCCTGGCATTTGACTAGTGTATCCTGTTTCAAAGAAACGTTTAATTGTATCACCTTTAATTTCACTTACTGGAGGAAACACACCTTTAGCATCCATAGTAAGAAAGAATATATTCTTAGCATGATCAAAGTTCTGAGGCTTGTGATAAGCATTGCTCACACAATCAATAGGATAACTTAGTCTAGCATTTACCGCTTGTGGATTTTCTATAACTAATGTGTCGCGTTGTTTTGCTAGTTCAACTGCATTAAAAATAGTAGGATGTGTTTCAATACTTAGTCCTTCTGACTTTGCATAACATCCTGTCTCAATCATTTGAATACTATCTTGTTCCCACAGTACTTCATCATCACTAATAAGTTGATAGTCTGGATCGCTTGAAAGAGTTGTTTTACCTGTACCACTAAGGCCAAACATTAAATTAGTTGTGCCATTGTATGTAAATGCACTACAATGCATAGGCAATGCATCTCTTCGTGGAGTTGCAAAACTTACAATACCAAACACACCTTTTTTTATTTCTCCTAAGAATGTTGTACCTGCTATTAACATTATCTGTTCATCAAGATGTACAAATATTTTTGGAGCAGGAACTTCTAACTCTGTGTTGTGTAAGATAGTCCAATCGGCTGTATGGTCTAAACCGTTTTCCTCAACAGTAAACATGTTACGGACGAACTGTGCATGCCTATCGTCATTTGTTTCTACTCTAAAACACATTCCGCTTGTATAAAAAACAAGATTATGATTGTATTCTAGTTCATACATTGTATTATGAAAGTCTTTAAAGTCTGCTTCTAGTCCTATCTTATGGTACTTAGGTCTAGACATATCTAAACATTTTGTTTTGTGTCCAAAGAAGAATTTGTTTTCGGGACTTCGGCCAGTCGGGTGGGTGGTTATGTTTATATTCATTTTATAAAGATCCTATATAAGCGGCAGTGTCAGCCATACGACAACTGAATGCCCATTCGTTATCATACCAGCCTAATACTCGGCCCATATGCTTGTCAATCACTTGTGTTTGATCCGCGGCAATAATACAACTTTCAGCGGTGTGATTGTAATCTATACTAACTAATGGTTGTCTTTCATAACCTAGCACACCATTCATAAAAAGGCTTGCATAAGTTTCAAATGCTTCATTAACTTCTTCTTTCAATAATTCAGTTTCTGATTGGAATGTAAAATCTACACAACTTACGTTTGCAGTAGGTACTCTTATTGCACTACCTGTTAACTTACCTTCTAATTCTGGAATTATTTTACCTATGTTTTTAGTTGCACCAGTGCTTGTAGGTATCATGCTCATGCCTGCTGTCCTTGCACGATAAGGATCTTTATGTCTACGATCAACTGTGCTTTGATCTCCTGTGTAAGAATGAACTGTTGTCATTACACCTCTTTTGATTCCAAACTCTTTGTGTAATACCATTGCCATTGGTGCAAGACAATTTGTTGTGCAACTTGCATTGCTAATAATTTTATGATCCGATGTAAGTTCGTGATGATTGACTCCGTAAACTGATGTGAAGTCTACATCTTTAGCAGGAGCACTTATTAAAACTCTAGTTGCTCCGTTTACAATATGTGCATACGCCCGGCGATCATTAAATGCTCCTGTGCATTCTAGTACAACATCACAACCTTCCCAATTACATTCGTTGATATCTCTAGTGTGACTCCAACGAATTTTGTCGTCTAGTTTACCTTGCCATCTTCCGTGAATACTATCATAATGTAGAAGATGACTATTTGAATCATAGTCACCTGTAGCATTTATTTTAATAAGTTCTAAATCGTTTCTTTCATCTAGGATGTGTCGTGCAACGCATCTACCTATCCTACCAAAGCCGTTTATTCCAACACGTACCATTTACACAAACAAACTACTAACGGACTCTTCGTTAGTTACTCGTCTAATGGCTTCTCCAAATAGTGGTGCTACACTTACTTGTCTTGTTTTTTTGCAATTCTTAGGGCAACGATTAGGAATACTATCTGTTACAACTAGTTCATCTAGTACTGACTTCTCAACTTTTTGACATGCATCGTCTGAAAGAACTCCATGTGTAATGTATGCTCTAACACTCAATGCACCTGCTTTCATAATTGCTTCAGCGGCTTTACAAAGTGTTCCACCGCTATCAACAATATCATCTACTAGGATAGCATGTTTGCCTTTTACCTCTCCTATTAGATTCATTACTTCTGACTTGCCTGCTTCAGGACGCATCTTATCTACAATAGCAATGTCACCGTTAAACATATCGGCAAATTTTCTTGCTCTAACAGCACCGCCTGCATCTGGAGAAACAAAAACTGTACTTGCTTGTTCTACTTCAGGATCATCTATAATGCCAATTGATCTTTTTATGTCTTTGGCGAAGACCACCCTGCTTGTCAGATCGTCTACAGGAATATCAAAGAAACCTTGTATCTGACCAGCATGAAGATCCATAGTTAAAATCCTATCTGTGCCTGCTGTCACTAATAGATTAGCAACCAACTTTGCAGTAATAGGAGTACGTGATGCACTCTTTCTATCTTGTCTAGCATAACCATAATAAGGAATTACCGCAGTGATTCTGCTTGCACTAGATCTACGTGCCGCATCAATCATGATAAGCATTTCCATTAAACTATCGTTTACAGGAGTACATGTGCTTTGAATAATAAAAACATCTTCGCCTCTAATGTTTTCCATAAACTCTATGCTTGATTCGCCGTCAGCAAACGTTGAGACTGTTGCTGGCACCAGAGTTGCAAAAGTATGTTCTGCAATCTCCTCTGCTAATTTAGGATTAGCATTTCCTGTAATGATTTTCATCTTCAAGTTGGTTCCTTTCTAACCTGTTGGTTGTAATTGTCTGCTTCTTCAAGTATAGTTATACGTCCTCCTGCGACCTGAGCAGACCTTATGGTTGCAGTAACGTCTTTAGGAAAACAATGTCCGCCATAGCCACGTGCATTACGTGATACTAAACTATGACTAGCATTGATTCTCTTATCGTCTGTAATAACTTTTCTGACTGATTCAAAGTCTATTCCTTGTGCATCACAAAAATCTTTCACTTGATTAAAGTAAGTTACTTTTAGTGCTAGGAAACTGTTTCTTAATTGCTTCGCGGCAATAAGTTCTTTAGGATCAAATGGAGTAACGCTAATTGGACCTATTGCATCTATAAACAATTCTGCCCAAAAATTTGTATCACTACCTCCGACATACATTTGATCTTGTGATCGAAAATCAGTTTTCCAATGTGCCGCACGTAGGAACTCTGGAGAGTAACAAATATTTTTATTCTTACAACAATCTGTTATTAACTTCCAGCCTTCTATACTCATTGTGCTTTTAATCAAATAAGGAACATTAGGACCATCATCAAGAACATCACCTACATTAGTTACATCACAATGACCATTAGTACTTCCTGGTGTGCTTACACATATAATAATTGCATCTGCATGACGCAAGTCTCCGTAGTGACCTTTTGCGGGATCACTTATTATAATATCGTGATAAGGTTCAAATATTAATTCGTGTGCTTTACCTACGTAACCATATCCTGCTATACCTAGTTTCATTTAACTTTATCCCATATCCATTCGTGACAGTAAAACATAAGAGCACCTGCAGGAATACTTGTTAGAGATAAACCTAGTGTGTACCAAAGGTCACCTCCTGTAACAATAGCATAACTCATAAACCATACTACTCCTAGTAGTTGCCAAGTACAAGTTTTTATTATACGTCTCAACCTATCATCCAATTGTAAACTGCTCTCATTGCCAATAACATATACATTAGTTCCATACATGCTCTTGGAATATCTTTATCTTTCATTGCAAAGTAAATCCACATTGAACAACTTACACAAGCCATTCCCCATCCTATGGCTTGTGTATCTGTATTAGCATCTGATAAAACATATGCGGCAACAATAGCAATCATAAAACCTAGCCATCTGCCTTTGTCTAACTTTTGATAAAATCTTATTTTCATATGCCTTGCCTTATATCTATTAGAGCCTGTACAGGATCATCACTTTGTGTAATTGTTCTTCCGATGACTAGATAGTCTGCTCCTAAGTTGGTTGCTTGTTTAGGTGATACAGTTCTTATCTGTCCTTTGTTTGTTCCTATGCCAGGACATACTCTTATCATTCCTTGCGTTAAAGGTAACACCACAGGTAAATCTTTTGGACTACATACCATGCCTGCGAATCCATGTTTTCGTACACGTTCTATATTCTCTCTCCACATTACATCTGCACCTTTAGGCAGATAGTGTAGTATATCTAATAAGTCACTGCCACTCCAACTGGTTAGATATGTTACACCTAGTAGTTTCACTTGCTTTGAAAACTGTTCTAGTTCTTCAAAGACTGCTTCATTATTGTGTGTGCAAATTGTAGTCATTGTTGCACCTTTGTCTACAATCTTTTGTACAACTTGCTTTACAGTATTTGGTGTGTCCCATAATTTGCAATCAACAAATAATTCTCCTGCTTGTGTATAATCTTTAATGTAAACACTTTGGCTCCATAGTGCATGATTAATTTTAAATCCATCTGCAACATCTCTTAATTTAGCACACATTTCTAGTGCTTCTAAAGGGTTTGTATAATCTAATGCAACTATAATCTTCATGATTCAAATCTGTTTAACATTGTTTCATCTTCCCAAGAATCTTCTTCACGTCTTCTAAAAACTATATCACAATAACCACATACTACTTCACCGCCTTGTGGAATAGTATAGTAAACTAACGGGTGATCATTATGTTCTCCGCTACACTTTACTCTGTCGGTATCAGAATATATTATAATTTTTTTGAATCCTTCTACTCTTTGCATGTATTATACTTTCTTTTTATTACGTTGTCAAATAAAAAAGGTAGTGTCGTCGCACACTGTCTCTCCAATTTGTTTAGTAACCGTTTGGAACGATCACATAATGTATTGCAAGTACAACTCCTACACTTGCACCTAAGCCTATCATCATCTTAATGAAGTCTTTGGTAATCAAAGGAAATACTGTTTTAAACTTTTCCTTGCCTGTGACTGTTGCCATAGCAAGTTCTCGTCCACATAGTAATCCTACGAACACCCATGTTGTTGACATAGGTATATCGTTTATTTCTTTAAAGAACAATAGTATTAGAAAGTAAACACAATCAATAATAGTTGCTGAACGTACATATCTTGTGTTGTGCTTTTCAATTACAATGTTTTGAATCTTACCTCCGCCTTCACGGAACATATATCCTAGTCCTACAACAAACACAAGACTGATTAGGATCATTAGATCCCAGGGTATCTCTCTTGGTAGGAACACAGCGATGTTTGCCATGTCATGACTTAGCCAAGTAAACCACAGGAAGCCTGTTGTTACCCATTGTGCTACACGCCATGCTTT